CTATGAACTGGCCTATACGCGACGATGGGTTCGTATCAATCGAAGCGCCAAGGTTTGCTTTCAATGCGTTTGCAATGATTACTCGAATTTCTTCCACGGTCGCTGATACGAAGCCGCTCGTTGTTAGTCCAGCCATATTTTTACACTCCGATTGCTATTTCAATAGTATCATTTATAAGTGTTTCGTCGGCAAGGGTCGCCTCGAAAGTTACAGTTAAAACTCTCTTTGCTATCTCCAGCTCAAGACTATCGACACGCTGAATGCCATCGGTACCAAGGATCGCTGATCGAAAAATAGTATCCAGCTCTAACTCTGTCGGTCTTCTATCAGTTAAAATGCGCTGATAGTAGGGCATCCCCCATACCGGAGCACGCCGATCATCGAGGAACCACTCGCCTAGAAAGGTTTTCAAATAGGCTTGGAGCCGCGAACGTACTGTTTCCCCGTAGCTGATATCGGAAGTAAACAGCAGGTCGCCATTCTTGAAAATGATATCGTTTGAACCATCGACAGCTATGTCAGCCATACCTATCCCTTTCTATTGCGGTGTCAACATGAGCGATTGTAGGGCCTGCTGGTAAGCCTTGATATCGGAAATCCTCGGCGTCACCGTCGGAGTTAGACATGGTCCACCCGATACCCCAGGCGGAGAAACAATGCCACCAGACGTAACGAGAGCATCCAATAGCCCAAGCGTTTCTAAAAGAATCGCTACCAAATCCACATTAACGGCCTTGATCGTTCCAGCCTTAAGCGCCTCTGGATCACCAACAAACACCTTTGGTCCTGTCAGCATCGTGCCATTCTGAGGGTGAAAACGCTTGGCTGTTCTCGGTCTGTCTTTGTATGGAAAGACGCAGGGAATGGCAAAGGCATCGGTGATATCAAACTTTCTGCTTGATAGCGGTGCTGCGCTCGTCTCGCCCTCTTTCCATTGGTCGATACATCTTTCCGAGCAAACAACAAGGACACCGTCTCCAGGTGATAACGGGAACGTCAAACCACCATTTTTGCCAGCAGGGTAAACAATGGGCACACTTTTAAGGATTGGCAGATCCATTGTTTTACCGTTTTTCAAAATCTTCTTTATACAAGGCGCAACATCAACCGTTGAACGGCCCCTTTGAAAGCCAGTTATCTTGCCTGGAAACGACGTGTGGATATTGGCAAGATTGTAGTCAATCGCTGCCTGCAAAACATCAACTAGGTTTACTTCCTCGTCCATCGTTACACCTTCCAAGCCTTTACCTTTGTTTTCCAAACGCCAGCGTGCGAGTTGCCCTGGTGTTCTAAACTTTCAATTCTATAGAGTAAGTTTACCTGTTTGTTCACTTTCGACATAATTCTGACCCTACCGCCTATATTCAAATTCGGGTTTAGAATAGTCTCAAAGTCAATCCCGATGCGTGACTTTCCATCATCATCCGTTGCCAAAACAGGCTTAGGCGCTCCGATCATTCCGCTATCTTCAGATATTTCAGCAATCGGAATGGTTGTCGTTCCTGTGTTTTTGACAATATTCAATGATCCGTTATCTATAAAATATATATAGCCAATATCACTTAGGTATACGTCCAAAAGCTGGAATACATCGCCTATCGAGCTGATACCTGACTTATAAATTTTAGGCGTTAAGATTTGGTACTTCGTAACCTTGACGCCCTTGACGTTATTTTTTATGTGATCAGTCAATTTTTGAACGATCTGGGTCGTGCTGCTGCCTGAGCCCATTTCAAGCTTTATGAGCGTGTTACCTACCGTCTTGGAAACAAGATTGGCAAGAGTGGAAATAGTCGTCAGCCGATCACCGGAGGGCTCTATTGTGAAGCTTGTCGAGGTAATAGAACCAAGTATCACAATATCATTCGTATCAGCATAGCCAGCCGATAGCTGCACAATACCGCCACCCATCAGCGCATTCTGACTTTCGACCGATAGGTTATAGATTCCTATCTCAGCAACATTAGGTTCTTTCGATATCGTCTTGACTGCCTTGAAATTAAGAGCAAGCCCTAACTCATTGGCGGTTTGCTTCCAAATATATTGGTCGCCACCCTCTTGCTGAAACATCAAGCTGTAGGTTCTGTTAAGATAGGTCATCGGCAACACTCAAGTAAAATGGTCCAGTCTTATCACCGAAGTCAGCGAAAGTCGGATCTTTACCCAATCCGTTCACGTCGAGAATGAGCATATCGCCAGTCTTAGGCGTGGTCGTAAGAGCAAAGCGGCCAAACATCGGCGGGACGTTCGTGAGGCAAGCTAGCCCATATAGGATGGGTTCATTATCGACAGTTAAAAGATCCGCATACCAAGTGTCGCATCGGCTATTCCAGTGAAAGCGCATATTGTATTTTTCCTCATCGAAAAACACCTGCACCTGATAGAATGTATCATCGGCTATCGGTATATCAACAGACGATAGAATCATTGTATTCCTCCAGCCTTTAACTCATTTGCTCGTTTTAGAATTTCATTCAGGGCCTTGCTAGTATCGTTATTTTTTTGAGCACTCGATGCCTTTGTTCCTGCGTTAATATCAGCATTGCCCTTATCGGTGACGGTTGGAATTTCACTAGGGATATAAGTGGAAATGCTGGTCTTGTTTTTAATACCAGGAATGAGCCTGATTTCCCGTAGCACCATTGAAATCGGAATGGCTTTGCCTATATCCTTGTTCCGGCTGACTGAGAATGATTCGATGACAAATGGCACTGGCCGCCTTGTCGAGCCTGTGCCCTGATAGTAACCCTGCTGTTTAAATTTCGTCCTAACCAAAAGCGGCTGTCCTGTCTCTGCCCACTTCGTTAACTTATCGTAAGCTGCCTGACTCTTGGACTGAAACCCAGCAAGCTGTCCGAGAGGACTGCCTTGCAAATTCTGACCGACATCGAGATAGCTCAACGATGAATCCGATATTACACCGTTCACAGATAACGTGAATGCCAGTTGGTTTGCGTGCTCAGCAAAGCTACCACCTGACTCCAAGGGATAGTTCGTCACCGATACCGACCTTTGCTCATTGTCGCTGACCACGGCATCCAGCTCGAACAGTTCCTTGCTTAATTCCTCCAGTGTCCCTTTCGTTGGGACATACTTAAGCGGAGTTATGCTAAAGTAACGGCTTCCGAAAATGAGGTTTTTGAGCGATTGAAGTGCCATATTATTCCCTCAGCTATGCGAGTACATTGGTTCTGAAACGTGGCATGGCGTTTTTCAGATGCCGCTGCAATGCTTCTGCCGATTCACTTGTGAATATTTTCACGTCCTGATTGATGTTGGTTGTTGAACTGCCTACACCGTTAGCGCCTTGCGGTGGAATGCCTGAGCTTGGCGCAACGATACCCTCAGCCTTAGCAGGTGCAGCAGTTCTCGACCTCACATACTCGTCATAGGGTATCGACATAGGGCCGCCAGTCACGCTGCTATAAATATATTCGCCTGCTATGCCAAGCCTTGTAGCACTCTCTATCAGTCCTTTGATTGGAACTATCGTATCCCATAGACCTTTTAAAATTCCTTTGCCGATAGCGGCACCAATCTCAAGCCCAATTTTGGCGGTTACAGCGATGAACTCAGGGTTAGTCATGAAGTCAACAAGCAGCTTTAGGACGAGCGCCAGAACCTGTTCTAAAGATTCCAAAAGCCTATCCCAAACAGAGCCGCCAGTGTCCCATCCAAGCTTGCCGAATACCGAGTCTTTACCTTGCAGGAACCAAAAGAAGTTGAGTAACCAAGCGCCAGCTTCGACAAGCACATCGGCTATTCCCTTGCCGAACTCCTGCAAGGCTTGGGAACCTACAAAGCTTCCCAAAAACGCATTGAGTTCGATCAGCGCGGGGCGAAGCATATCGACTATCGGCTTGCCTATAGTCTCAAGCACATCACCCCATGTTTTTTGCATCTGGATCAGAGCACCAGAGAATGTCGATATTTCTGCAATAGCAGCACCGCCGAATGCTTTCCTGATATAGTTGACGGCTGCGCCTGCTCTTAACTGTTCTTCGGTAAGATCTTTTAACTCAGGCAAAAGCCTAGCAAGGGCTCCAGCCGAACCATGAAAGGACTTTGCGATGCCGATGACAGCCTCTTCGAGACTAGATCCCTTGGCTGTGGCGAGGTCGGCTGCTGTGACGAAATACTCTTTAATCTGATCCGTGCTCATACCAAGGCTAAGAGCCATAGCCTCGGCTGCTCTTATCTCATCATCCGTAAACTTCGTGACGAGAGCGAGCGAGCCAGCGAAGTCATCAAGGTCTTTCGTGACTGTATTGGTATCAAGGCCAGCACGTCTAACAGCATCGGTTAGTTTCGCAAGTGATAACTCAGCCTCTGCCGCCTCGCCTATTACGTTTTGGACTAGGGATATGCCTAGCTGTGTTAGTTCTCGCGCCAGGAACGTAACTGCATTTGCAGCTAAATTACCAGCAAACGAAGCCAGCGAGGCCATTGCAAGCGATGCGCCATCCGATTTTTTACCCGCTTTCTCGGCCTCGTCACCAACCTTATCAAAGGCGTCGGAAAGCTTTTCCAGCATAGCCTTAGCCTGCTGGCCGCCCTCGATATTGATCGTAAAGACTAGGTTCTCAAGATCTTTTGCCACGCGCTGCCTCCGCTTCCATTCGATCTATCTCGGCCATGTGATCCTGCATATCCAGGATTTCGTGCATATCGAGAAGGTCGTCAACATTCATCTGATACAATTCAGTGAAACGACAAAGGCCAGCGATAACTGGCCTCCACAAAAATAAGTCAACTTTGCTTTCGGTTATATTGTACTTACTAGCACCATTCATTGACCTGTTTTTGCTGAAGCGTTTTGTAGTCCCCTCATGACCGGAGAAAAAAAACCCCCAAAATTATACCGCACAGCCTCGGTGATGACTAAAACCGTAAAGCCATAGTCCGCTAGATTTTCATTAGACCATTTTTTGCCATCGACCAAAACATCAGCCGTTAGCAGTCTAATCAAATTAAGCAGGTCATCCTCACTGGTCGTAGCCATCACCTTTGCAATGCCCTCGCCTAGCTCTTTCTTTGCCAAGCTATCAATCATAGGTCCGACAACCTTTGCGAGCCGATGAATGGTTCGCCATCCATCGACTGCATTCATTTTGCCAAACGCTACCTCATGACCTTCGATCTGTTTCGTATGCAATTGATTCACGCATTATCCTTACGGAGCATAGTTAGCGCCAGACTGTGTCTGACCACCGAGGAAAATCTCGATGTTATCGGTCATGATCACCCATGCCCGATCTTGATGAGTTTTTGCAAAGGTAATATCAGGAACCTTGGAAATAAAAGCCGTCGGAGCGGTCATGATTGTATTGCCAAAGTTATCCTTGATCAGCAGAGGGAAAACTCCAAGTGAACTAAGCCGGTCGGCTGTAGCGATCTTGGAAAGGTCATCGTTTGATGGACTTCCTTGCTGAAGAGTGATCGTAATGGTTGCGGAGTTATCGTTACTCTTAACGCGAGTAGCTTCTCCATCAGCCCCTACGATCATGCTGAAAGCATCGGTTGCGCGAGCGATTGAAATCATGGTTTCTGAGAAACCTTTGATTATATAAGGACCAACTATCACCGAGAGCTGTTTAGGGTCAAATGTCCATAATGCCATATTGATTCACCTTTCATGATTAGACGACTATTGTTCCCTTGATCATTACACGCTGGATTGCACCGGCTGTATAGGCTACGAACGTCACATTTTGAAGCAGACGAGCTGCCTTGTCGGTTGCCGGAACATTGCGAGCCTTTGGAGCGTCAACCACAGGAGCTGGATCTGGTGCCAGATAGCCCTCGGCTACACTCGTTCCTAGTCGTCCGTAGATGGTGTTGACGATAATATTGATACCGTCATCAGTATATGGAACCTTTTCCGCTGCTATGAGAACAGCAAAGACATCCTCTTCCATGCGTGCTTCAAGGTATAGAGCGCCAACGTAAGTGTCGATGAAACCGCTTGTCGAGCCGTTATAAACCGTTCCGTTGTATGTGATCTTGCGACCGCCAACCTCTGGATACCAGTTAATGCCCTTGCTACGGAAAGTCGTTTCCTCGGCAACAGTAAGGCCAGTCGTAGCCTGCACGCCCTCAAGCTCTTTAAAGGCCGCGGTATAAGATCCTGGCGTTCTAGCGAGGATAGTTGAAGCGGCGGCAACGTCGATATAGTCCACAGGGCTTGTCGAGCTGTACCAAACCGATGACCAGTTGCTTGTTGCTGCTGGAAAAGCATTCTTTGCAGCGAGTCTGAAAAACCCGTATTTCTTGTTCGCGGCAACCCAAGGCATCACGTCATCAATTGCAGCCGTGGCATCATGCTCCATAGTGAGGCCGAACCAAGCGTTGTTCAACAAAGCGATCTGCGTAAGATCCGCTGATGGTGCAGCTACGTTCCCGCCAGTCCCGTTCGCAACATAGACCTTTGGAACACGAGGACTTTGGGCAAAGGCAGCCGTCAGCATTTTTTGCACAGGTGAATCTGTCACAATATCCGTATCAGCTAGAGCCTGCGTCAAGCTTGTATACTCTTTTACCTGATAGGTTCCGCCAGTCGTCCATCCAGCGTTAAAGCTTGTCGCCTTGCCGAGGATCAAAAGGCTATTGAAGCCCTGCCTGGAAATGGCACTGGTGCTAACTTTTACTTCTACATCGACAATATCAACTATCTGGACCATGCCTGACTCCCATCATGGTTTGTTTATCCAAAGTATCGGATCGACTTTATCAAAGTAGCCAATCCCATCCGTATCGCTTCCATCTTGCAGAGCTACCGAGAGAACAAGATCCATCTCAGCTCTGGGCTCATAGCTATTCTCGACAATTTCAGAGCTAAGGACAACCTCGCCCTGTCGCATAATTGCGATGGAATTGTTAAGGCTCATCGTCTCGCGCACAGTTAGCTTTTCAAAGCCCGAAGCGCAGCGAGCACCCTCAATATATGCTTCACTGCCAAACCAATGAAGTCTGACATTCAGCTCTCTAAATCCGTATTGTCGATATGCTCCAGGATTGGAAGCATCCCATGCGCTTTCGAGGGTAAACCAGTCATTTATAACTGGTCCCCATGATACAAACTCGATTGCCGTGTAGGGCAGACGAGGACGAGGCGCATCGGGATACCAGTAAATGACTTCGGTATTGCTACCGGCGGCTATTACGCCTTGGCGTATTGCATATTGAATTTCTGCCCATTTTTTCATTTTTTGATCTCCCTCACACTATAGCCGATAGACCGCCTCAATTGCCCTGTGTCTACCAATGGTGTGCCGGAGCGATGTTTTAAGGGCTTCCAATTATTATTTGTAAAGGTTAGGCGCACGTCTCGTTGCATGAGAGCGCCGTACTGCAAAAGGGCTTTACGGTAGGTCTGCTCGTCCACAGAATTTTGAACCAGCTTTATAAAAGCCTCAGTCCAATCTTTTCGTTTTCGCTTATACGTGGAAACTAGAAACGATCTTTTAGGAATCTTTCGAGTGCCGAACTCATGATACATGCCCACTTCTG